GCAAGGGTGGAACTGAGGTTGCAGCCAGGCGTGCTGGGCAGATTTTGAGCGGTGATGAGCTGAGCGATGAGACTATTCGCACGATGAGTGCATGGTTTGCTCGTCATGAGGTTGACAAGCGAGCTGAGGGTTTCAGTCCTGGCGAAGAAGGGTATCCATCGCCTGGCAGGGTGGCATGGGCAGCCTGGGGAGGTGACTCGGGTAAAACATGGAGTGATGCATTTGTGGCTCGTATGGACTCTGATCGTGAATTGACCGCTGATTTGACCGCGCCACAGGTGCAGTTGTATGAAGCTTTTGAGGAAATTGCGGAAGAGCTTGGTCAGTTTGGCCAGGATTCTGGTCCGCATGGATCGCATTACATGGCCGAAAGTCCGTTTGCTGAAGACGGAATGGTTTGTGCTAATTGCGCGTTTTACGCCGGTCCACGCGCTTGCGAAATCGTGAGCGGCGACATTGCGCCGGAGGGCGTATGCAAGTTTTGGATTATTCCAGAGCGTTTAATGAATGAATCGGTCGAGATGGAAGAGGGCCGGCCATATCCCAATGAGCACGCTGCAAGGCTGCGGGATCCAGGGCAGTACGACCGCTTCCGCCGTCGCAACAATGCTGCCGGCAAAGGAGTCGATTTTATTTTTGGAATCAAGACTGGTGAGAGTGGCGCCGAGATACAGGCAATTCGCTTCAAGCTTGCTGAGTTCACTGCCACTGAAGCGCGCGCGTGGCTACGCGAACGAGATTACGAGCCGATTCAATTCGAAGAGGCAACAGGCGAGCGCTCTAAAGTGGACGAAATTGAGAACGCAGCCGTGACCGAAAAACGTGCAGCGCCTGACGCGCTGAAGGAAGGTGATTTTGTTTCGTGGAACAGCTCTGGCGGTCGCGCACGCGGTCGTATTGAGCATGTGATGCGTGAAGGTACGTTGGGCGTGCCTGGCACTGAATTCAGTATTGATGCCAGCGAGGACGATCCTGCTGCATTGATTCGGATTTATCGCGATGGTGAAGCAACTGAGACGATGGTTGGGCATCGCTTTAGCACGCTGAACAAGATCGATCCGATCCGCGCAACAGAAGGCGGCAAATTCCAGCGTTCTGAGGTGACCTCATTTCGTGCGCTGGACGATGAGCGGAGCTTTGAATTTCCATTTAGCTCTGAATATCCAGTGATGCGGTACTTCGGCAATGAGGTGCTTAGTCATGAGATGGAGGCGGCAAACCTTAGCCGGCTTAACGATGGCGCGCCATTGCTGTTCAACCATGACCCTGATCGCGTGGTCGGCGTTGTGGAGCGCGCTTGGGTTGATGGCAAGAAAAAGCGCGGCTATGTGAAGGTGCGCTTCTCGCGTAACAAGTTTGCGCAAGAAGTGCTCGACGATGTCCGCGATAATATTTTGCGCGGCATCAGCTTCGGCTATTCGATCGACAAGATGGAAGAGCGAGGCGATGACTTTGTAGCGACCAGATGGTCGCCTTACGAAGTCAGCGTGGTCTCTATACCTGCTGACCCTACGATTGGAATCGGCAGGTCTCTAACTGATGAGACCGTTGTTCAAGCGGCCCCAGCCGCATCACCAACACCTGAACCCGAAATGGAAAACACTCCAGATCTGGAGGTGATCCGGTCCGAGGCCGTCGAGGCCGAGCGTACCCGTATCGCCGCTATCAGTGCACTGGGCGATAAGCACCAGATGCAAGACCTGGCTCGCGAGCTAATCGACGGTGGTCGCACTATCGACGAAGCTCGTGCTGCTGTCCTTGAAAAACTCGGCACTCAACCTGTGGAACAAGTCATTCGCTCTACTGACATCACCTCCAACGATGTTGGCCTCTCCGATAAGGAGACCCGTTCGTTCAGCTTTGCTCGCGCACTGAACTTCCTCGCCAACCCCAGCGATGCTTCCGCTCGTCGGGCTGCCGAGTTTGAGATCGAAGTCGGTAAGGCTGCTGCTCAAAAGTATGAGCGCTCCTCTAACGGCATCGTGATCCCCAACGAGGTGCTGCGTCGCGATCTGGTGGTGGGCACTCCTACTGCTGGTGGCAACCTGGTGGCCGATGAGCTGCTGGCCGGTAGCTTCATCGATCTGCTGCGCAATCGTCTGGCACTGGCCCAGGCTGGCGTGACCATGCTGACCGGCCTGCAAGGCAACATCAGCATCCCCCGTCAGACTTCTGCCGCTACCGCCTACTGGGTGGGTGAGAACGGTTCGCCGACCGAGAGCCAGCAGGCAATCGATCAGGTCAACATGACCCCCAAGACTGTGGGTGCTTTTGTTGATTACAGCCGTCGTCTGCTGCTGCAGTCTTCCATCGATGTGGAAGGCATGATCCGCAACGATCTTGCTCGCGTGATCGCTCTTGAGCTTGACCGCGCTGCCATCTACGGCACCGGCTCTAGCAACCAGCCTCTGGGTCTGACCAACACCACCGGTATTGGCAGCCAGACCATCACCACCTTCGGTACTTTTGCTGAATACATCGGCATGGAAACCGATGTGGCATCTGCCAACGCTGATGCCGGCAGCCTGCGTTACGTGATTAACGCTGCTGCTCGCGGTGCGCTGAAGTCGACCGAAAAAGCGACCAATACCGGCGCTTTTGTCTTTGAGGACAACGAGATCAACGGCTACCCAGTGATCGTGTCGAACCAGCTCCAGAACAACGATGCGCTGTTCGGTGACTTCTCCATGATGATCATGGGTATGTGGTCTGGTCTGGATCTGACTGTTGATCCTTACGCCGGTGCTACCGCTGGTACCGTCCGCGTGATTGCACTGCAGGACGTAGATGTGGCTGTGAAGCAGCCTGCCGCCTTCTGCCTCGGCACCTGATCATGAAGATCGAGATCTTGCGTCAAGTCATGATCTCGGGGGAGCCAGTTCAGGCTGGCTCCTTTGTCGAGGTCAACGAGGCTGACGGCAATTTGTTGGTTGGTAGCGGTAAGGCCGTTGTGGTACCTGCCGTGGAGAAGCCCGCACCTGTTGAGGTGACGGAAGAGCCTGCTCCAGTGCCTGCTGTTAAGCCGGTGCGGAAGGCTAAGACTGTGACTTCTGAATTCCCTACTAAGGACTGATCATGTCTATCCTCTCTACTGGCCTGGAGAAGCTCCAGCATTTTGCGCTGGCTCCTACTGCTCAACGCACTTCCAACCTGGACGGCACTGCCGTTGACATGAATGATTATGAGGGCGACCTCGTGATCATCCTTGATGTTGAGGCTGGCGGGACCTCGACTTTGGATGTAAAAATCCAATCGAGCGACACCTCTGGTGGTAGCTACACCGATGTGACCACCGTGTTCAGTCGCGGCGGCACTGAACAGGCTTCTGGCGCCGTGGCTTTCGCCCAAGCAAGCACCTCTGCTTCCAAGCAGTTTCTGGTGTTTCCTAAGGGCGCTGCTAAGCGTTGGATCAAGGCTGTGTCGACCACTTCGACCTCGACTCACAGCTATTCGATTAATGGTGTTGGCGTGAAGAAGTACGGCTGATAGACGTACTGCATTGGCCCTGGGTTGCTTCGGCAGCCTGGGGCTTTATGCTGTTTGCATGGCATTCACCGAAGACCTGAGCGTATTTTTCGACCTTCAGGGTTTTGGTGTACCTGTTGTGCATGAAGGTGTGACTGGCGTTGGCATTTTAGATATGCCAAGCGAAATGCTCGCTGATGGGGTGGTGTTGAGCACGGATTACAAGCTGACTGTCCGCAGCGCAGTGTTTAACGAATTTTTGAGCGGCGATACGGTAACCGTTGATGGCGTTTCGTACAAAGTTCGCAATCCAAGTCTTGTAGACGACGGTAAAATTACAGAAGTAATGCTAATGAGGGTTTAATTGTGCCTGAGATCTACGGGAGCTGGGCTAGCAGGAGCGATAATATAGTCATTCTCGGAACCCTTGCTGCGACTGGGTCGACGCCTGGAGTTGAAGTTTCAGGTAATAGTTTTACGTTTGTTCATGATACGACTGCAGGCAATATCACCGTTGTCGACGAAGGCAGCCTTGACGGTGTGAGTTGGTTTTCGCTTGATGAAGCAAAAAGCCATAGCCAGTCTGGAGTTCATGCGTATTTTTATTCGCCAAGAATTGTTCGCTATGTGAGATCTAGAGTTACGGCAATTCAAAATGGCGCATCTATTACAATTGCAATGGCATGCGATTAGCCATGGACCGCGACACCTTCAAGAATTGGGTCAAGGTCATGCAAGCGCTAGAAGAAGCTGAAAAGACAGATAGCTATATTTATTATCGAGCGAAATCAATTGTGACCAAGCAGGTCGATCCTGGCGCGTTTGGTCCGCTTCCCAAGCGAGGATTCAATGACCACTAAGCGCGAACGGATTCTGAGTGCGATTGCAAGCGCACTTGCTAGCACTGCGGGCGTGAATGGTCGCGTGTATCGCAGCAGGGTCACTGCAATGCAGCGCGCTGAGTCGCCTGCAATTGTCATTGAACCGATCAGTGACACGCCAACGCAAAACACCAGCTTGCCGACATTAGATTGGCGCATGCGTGTGCGTGTAACGGTAATCGTGCGCGGTGACGCGCCAGATCAACTTGCTGATCCAATTATTGAGAGCATGCACGCCAAGATGGTGGCTGATTTGACGCTTGGCGGCTATGCGATTGATGTGCAGCCCGATGAAGTGACGTACAACATGTTGGACGCCGATCAGCCTGCCGGTGTAATTTTCAATGATTATATTGTTCAATATCGTACAACTGTTGCGAGTTTGGCCACGTAGAGTCTGATAAGTCGCGCGATTTACAGTGATTGATGAGTTTCAAGGGCAAGGTGGCTCGTACATCCTTGACCCCGAGACAGGCATCCGCACCCTCGTTCAGCGGACGCTGCCACCTGTTCCACAAGAGGTAATTTCCAATGCCCCTTCTAACTCGGAAACGCCTGATCCTTCTGGAGACGGAGACGACTTACGGGACGGATCCGACTCCCGACGGAGCGGACGCCGTTCTGGTTCGCGATCTGAATATCACTCCTCTGCAGAGTGATGTTGTCAGTCGTGACTTGATTCGTCCTTATCTGGGCGCGTCTCAGCAACTGCTGGCTAACACTCGTGTTGAGTGCACCTTCAGCGTTGAATTGGCTGGTTCTGGCACTGCTGGCACCGCTCCTCGCTATGGCAAGGCTCTGCTTGCTTGTGGTATGAGCGAAACCATCGTGGCTACTACCAGCGTGACCTATGCGCCCGTCAGCGCAAGTTTTGGTAGCTGCACCATCTATTACAACATTGATGGTCTGCTGCATAAAGTGACCGGCGCGCGCGGCACTTATACGCTGAATGTAGCCGTCGGCGAGATCCCCACCATTGATTTCACTTTCACTGGTGTGTACAACGCTCCCACTGACACCGCAGCGCCTTCGGTTACCTACGCCAATCAAGCCAACCCGGTAGTTGCCAAGAATGGCAATACGACTGACTTTCAGTTGCTGTCCTATAGCGGCTGCCTGCAGTCGGTGACTTTCGACATCGGCAACACTCTGGTGTACCGCGACTTGATCAACTGCACCAAGCAGGTGCTGCTGACTGATCGCGCCAGCACTGGCAGTGTGACCATCGAAGCGCCAACCATTGCGCAGAAGGATTACTTCACTGCTGCGCTTGCTGACGGCGCGCTTGGCAACCTGCTCTTCCAGCACGGCCAGACCGCCGGCAACATCGTTGATTTCGCGTCCACCAAGGTGGACATTGGCGATGTCAGCTACAGCGACCAGGATGGCATCCACATGCTGACCATCCCCTACACCTGCGTTCCCTCGACCGCAGGCAACGACGAGTTCAGCCTCGTCTACACTTGATTCGTTGGACAGACGGATGATGAGGGCCGGTAATGCGGCCCTTTTTTATTGGGTGTATGCTGTTGCAGTATCGCGTGAATTACGCATGGCATTTGTCCGCAAAAAGGTAAAGGTTTTCTCTTGGCCCGTTTCCATCGAGGAGCCCAGCGATGGTGGCACTTTTGATACGGCCACCTTTGATGCGAAGTTCAAGCGCGTGGGACGGAAAGAATTTCAAAAGCTGGGCGAGAAAGGTGAGCTTGACCTGCTCAAGGTGATTATGGTCGGCTGGGAGGGGATTCTTGACGAGGACGGCAAAGAGGTACCGTTTTCGCTTGAGGCAATGCGCGAATTTAGCGATGATCCTTACTGGATTCGCGGCGTGCTGAAGGCTTACACCGAGACCTTCGAGGGTGGCCGCCAGGGAAACTGAAAGATGCTGCCGTCTATTGGGCGGGCGGCGGCAAGCGAATAGAAGATAAAACCAAGGAGGACGCTGCTGTGTTTGGCATTGTCCTTCCCCAGCAACCTGCTGAGCAATCGAACGATTTCGAGGTTTGGGAAGAGAATTGGGATGTAGTGATGATGTTTTTGCGTATGCAAACGCAATGGACGACGACGATGGCGGGTTATATGGGGCTGCGATATGACGTGCTCGTTTGCCCCGGCGGAATGTTCGACCTCTACAATGTGGAGAATCGCCGCGAGATGCTTGAAGACCTCCAGATCATGGAGGCTACGGCGTTAAGCGAATTGGCCAAGGACAAGGATGGCTAAACAGGTAAGCGAAATTCTCGTCAAGCTTGGTATCCAGGGCGCTGAGGGCCTGGACAAGCTAAAGAGTTCGTTTCGCGAGCTTGAAAGGTCTATTGGTCCATCTGATGCAACAATTCAGAAGGCGCGCAAAAGCATTCTTGACTTTGGCGAAGCAAGCGGAAAAAGTGAGCAAGTTATTCGTGGTCAACTTGAGGCATTTCGTGGCCTGAAATCACAGGCGGAAATTAATGGTGCAACTTTTATAAAACTTACCGAAGATATTAAAAAACTTGAGATTGAATTAAGCGGCTCTACTGCTGCAATAAATCGTCAACGTGACGCCATCCTGAGATCGACTGCTGCTTCTCAAGGCAATGCAGATGCATTGCGCAAGCAAGCCGAAGCCTTGGGCAGGCTTCAGCAGCAAACACGACCTGGATCTGCCGCTTTTATTCAGCTTGGCAAAGATATTGAAAGAGTAGACGAAAAACTAGTCAAAGTTCGCAGTGAAGCGCAAGCATTTACGCTCGCCTTGAATCAAATTCCAGCAGCAAGCGTAGAAAAACAAGTAAGGCAAATTGAAACTTTAAGGCGTACTATGAATACGCTTAAAATTACAAGTGATGAATATTTAGAAACACTGCAAAGAATTAATCTTGTCAGTGCTGTTCAGGCAACAACTACTGGCAGGCAGCAAGTAAGAGCCGCCAACCAGATGTTTGAAAGCGGTCTTTTTGAACGATTTATACAAAGTCGCGCACAGGCGCTTCCGCTTCCTGAAACGACTGCTGGCTTGCAGCAAAGAATTTCAGAGGTGAATCAAGAGCTTGCAAACGTAACTGGATATGAGCGCAGACGTGCATTGACGATTGAGTTAATTGACCTTAATCGTCGACTTAAAAATACAGTTGTTGAAATTACAACTACGGAAGAGCTAGCCGCAATGGCCACGAGGCAGCGAGCCTCTGCTGCGCGTGAAGTTCTTGGTCGATCCGGCTTTGGGGCGTTCTCCGCCGATGTTCGCGCTCGCGGCGCAGAGGGCTCTTACGATCCTGGTACTCAAAAAGCAATGCAACGTGCCAGGAATCGAATTGTCGATCAAGGTGCTGTTAGCGAAATTGAACTTTTATATAATCGCTGGGAACAAGCGTATTCTGATATTGAAAAATTATTTGGAGATCATCAAGTTAATAAAGCTGAAATCGCGGCAAAAGGGGCGATAGCTCAGGATGAAATCCTGGATAGGCAGCACAATCAATCCTTGAGGGCTCAGCAGCAAAGATTCGAGGAGGAGCTTGCTTTATTTGATCAAAATTTAAAGCAGCGAGATCAATTGCTTCAAAGGCGGACAGCAGTCAAAGGCATGCTTGGCCTTGAGGGACGCGAACTGTCTCCCTTGTATCAAGGGATTGTGGACATTGGCACTCGTCGTGCTGCCGGAGAGCAGGCCCGCATGGGCAAGACACCTCAGCAGGCGCTT